GAACGAGTTCCCATAATCTGCATTTTTAGCCAAAAACATTTGATAATTTTCGTTGTATGCAGCTTGCATACTCTCTGCGTTTATTTTATCTGCCATACTATACCTCCTCAGAAAGTCATTGCTGCGTACATCAATCGCTTAACTTTCTTGTAATGGTCTAACTTTGTATCTCTGTGCTTTTTGTTTAACTTTATAAAAATATCAGTTTCATGGCTGTTTGGGTTGTGATACTCTCTGTATGATTTAAGATACAGCTGCACATAAGTGTCTTTATCAAAATAATCTTTAAATGCTTCGATTACGTAAGGCCTTGGCAGTATATTTCTACGCTTGTTATTTGAGATATTTAGTCTTAAGCGTTCTGATGTTTTATCATCTAGATTTAACTCTTTGACACGTCTCAAAATACTGCTATCAAAGATACTATAAAATTTATCCGTTAGTTCGTTCATCTATTTCCTCAATTTTTACTTTTATTCTAGGGTTTGGACTATACTTTTTTGTTGCTCTTAAGTCACATACAATATTATCGTCTGACCAGACAATCCCCGATTTTTGTATTTTGTCATAACCCGCGTCTGAAATACTATCAAAAACAGCTTTAACTAGGTTATCAATATCAGGCTTCTTTACGTGCCATATAAGCTCGTTTATAAATTTTTGATATATTTGTACGGTTTTACTTTTTGAGCGTGCCGTAGGCTCTTTTATTAGCGTTTGTGGCGCTCTCATGTAAAACGTGACATCTACTTTTACACAGTTATCAAAAAATGGCCCATTATAGTTTTTTTCAATCCAACCAGTGACTTGTTTTCTCCACTTTTTCATTTTAGGGTCTTCATACGTTCCCCACTTGCTAAATTTTGGTCTTGTTTGTGGTTTTGGCTCTACTGGTATCTCAAACTCTGTTTTAAAATTCAATTTCTTCAACTCCTACAAAAATAGCGATTCTTTTTGAGCTAGGTCTAGCTTGATAAGATTTAGTCATGTACTGTTCTATGGTTGCTTTTTTGATACCAAGCCGTGCTGATAACTCTTCTTTTGTGCCAACGTCGACAAACTTGTCGTCGTCATATATTGCATATATCCTTTGCTTCCGCGGCTTCGTCATATTTAGAATGGTAAGTCATCATCTGAAATATCCATTTTGTTGGCATTGCCAAAATGAGAATTAGAACTATTGCCGCTTTGATTAGTCTGTTGTTGGCTATTGCGACTTTCTAATAATTGGAAATTTTCCGCAACAACTTCTGTTACATAGATACGTTGCCCTTGCTGATTTTCGTAATTGCGTGTCTGAATGTGCCCTGTGATACCGATTAAAGTCCCTTTTTTAGCCCAGTTTGCTAGATTTTCAGCAGATTGTCGCCAGATAACACAATTAATGAAGTCCGTCTCTCGCTCTCCGTTTTGCTCTTTGAATCTGCGGTTAACTGCAAGTGTAAACGTAGCTACAGCTACTTGACTTGGCGTGTGACGAAGTTCGGCATCCTTGGTCATGCGACCTACAAGTACAATATTATTAATCATTTTTTAGTCCTGCTTTCTTTTTGAGTTTATTGATTAATTCGTCTGCCGAAACAATGTGTTCCGTATGCAAATTTTCCAGTGTCCCCACTTTTAAAGTATCGGTTAGCCATTTTGTTAACTCTTCAACGTTTTGGTTTGTGGCTTTCGCAATATCATTTAAATCAGACTTGTAAGTCTCGACTTGGATATTGCTTATTTTAGGAGTTTTAGAGGTTGTCGGTCGGGAGGTTTTTTGTTCTTTGCGTTGCGTATCTTCTGTAACAATCGCATCTACATCTTCCTCACCAATTCCAAACAGCCCTTGCAAGGCATACTTACCTGCGTACGAACTCACTGCACCAGTCCATTGCGGAACTTGCATTTGTTGTATTTGTTTAGGTTCTCCTGTTTTATAGTCTTTAGTATTTAAAACAGGCACACTGTCCAACTCAGCATATCTTGTCGCTTGGTGTTGTTCATCACCAAGTCTAGCTGTTGCTGTTGCTTTGATAAAAATTCTGCCGATCAATTCCACCAATTCGTCAGATACCGTTAACTCCCACCCGCTATTTAGTGTTTTAAAGTGTGTAAAAATATCTTCTGCATTGCGAAATGTATATTTAACGCCTTGTTTTGTTGTTTTTGTTATTTGCATTTTTGTCTGCAATTCTGCAAAAGTCATGCTCATCTACTTCACCTGTAAACTTTCTGTTTCGATTAGTTGAACTCCAGATATATCAATTCCAGATTTTAAAACTTTTGAGATTTCATCTTTTTTTGGTTTGTATTCAACTTTTTCTTGCATGTATTCAAAAGGTATTTTTGTTTCGTCCAAAACCTCAACCTTCTTACTTTTTCGCAAAGATACTTTAAACATTCCAGCATCAACTTTTTTCTTTTGACTTAAGTCCATTGCTAGCCTAATTGTATCTTTGTATTTTTCCGCTTTGGCTTCTGCTTGCTTTTGCTTTTTGTAAAAAGTTTCTTTTTCGTTTTTGTACATTTCAATATCAGCTTGTGTATTTTTTAACATCTTTACAAAATATTCAATATTATTCTCTAAATCTGATTGAAAATCGATGCTATCCAAAGTGTCTTGAAATGTTTCATCATCAAGATCCATAGCTGATAATTGCGCATAAATACCCTGTAACTCGTATAAATAAGCCATTTATTTCCTCTTTCTATGTTTCAATTGCCAATTTTCGGCTTTTAATCTCTTCAACTGTTTCTTTAACTCTATATTTTCTTCAGCTTCTTTAAGATAATCAGACATCAAGTCGCTGTATCTACTTTGCCAATAACGAGTAGACTCGTATAACTCTTCGCTCATATTTAGTCTTCCAAAATGTGAGATTTAAAAGCCCATTTACTATCAAGTCTCCGATTGACAATTAATTCAGGTTTTACATCAAATTCCGTTTCAATGTATTCCATCAAGTCTTCGTCTGTATAGTCTTTAAATTCGTTGTAAGTCTGCCTTAGCGTAGGCTCTTCGCTGTCTCGTAAATAGTCAATTGTAAATATAAAAGCATCCCTAAAATTACCGTCAAACGTTACAAGTTCGCCATTAATCCTAATTTCTACCATGCGAACTACCTACAAATTTCTCTAGTCTATCTTTGAAAAAGTCAAACATTTCTCGCAACTCATTGTTTTCTTTTCTTAGGTCGTTATTATTAACCATAATATCCACTATAGAACTATCTTTTTCGAAGCATTTATATTTTAAATGTTTAACATCTTCAGACAAATCAATGTTTTTAGACTTTAAGATTTCATTTTCAATTTTTAAGTCTTTAATCCTATTTTCTAATTCAGCTACTAATTTTAAATCTGGTCTATTTTCCAAAGTCAATCCTCCCTCTGCGCAGTCTTAACTGCCTATATTCTTCAATTTTTTTATTTCGACTAGGTTCGTCTAGAGCCATGATTTTTGCTGCATGTTCTTCTGACAAGCTGAAAAATGTTGTTAATGTTAGTTCCATCAGAACCTCTTACTTTCTGCATTATCTGGATATTTAAAAATATTGTTTTTTGCACCTTTGATTATGCGATCGACAAAAGCAGCATCGTAGATTTTCATAAGCTCAGCTCTACTAAAATTTGTATTAATGATAGTATTTGTCCGATTATCCAAAATATTAAATAAAAACGTATATGTCCAACCGCTAGCAGATTTAATGGTGTTACCTGTGGTTGACTCCTTGCCTAAGTCATCAAGTATCAGATAATCACAATTGATGAGAAGCTTTGACATTCTTTCTTGCGAATATTTGCTATTTTTTTTATCGTCATAATCGAATGTATCTTTGACTAGTCCGGACAACAAAGGTACCGAAACAAATATCACACTCTTTGATTGATTGTAAGATTTAAACATCTCGTTAATATTTTTAGCAATACTCATAGACAAGTGGCTCTTGCCAACCCCTGGAGGTCCTTGTAAGAGGGAGTTACCTTCCATTCCTTTAACATAATCTCTGGTGATTCGTTTGGCATAGTTTAGCGCTTTTGTATCTACAGCACTATGTTCCTTGTAGTTTTTCAACGTAGCACTAGCAATTTCCTTTGATAAAACGCTCTCTTTATAAAACACTTTATAACCCTTAGCTAGCAACGACTGGTTGTTGTACGCAATGTCAACCGCATTACTTTTCGATTGGATATACTCTGTTGTACATTGCCAACAAAATTCTGTTTCTCTATTGCCATGATTTGGCATTTTCCTAGCATAAATTGGCATCTCGTGCTTTTCGCATGTTTTCCCAGTATCTCTAATAATGCCATTCTCGAGCATGTTTTCTCTTGTCATTAACCCAAAAGCCATAGGTACCTCCTAAAATCCATATTTCGGGTCTGGTTTCTTCAATTCATCCAGTTCAGCTTGCGAGAACCGTTGCCCTTGTTGTTTTTGGTAATAATCCCCATTACTTGCCTCTGGCTGGTTGAGATAACTCTCAAACTTGCTAGCATTAAACAAGGTTGATGGTCTGAGATATTTTGCCATGTCGGAGTTCCCCCACTCGCTACACTTTTTATCAATTACGGTTTTAAAGTCATCTAGCGTATAGCCGTCTTTTAGTCTAGTTTTAACAAGATTAATGTTGCTATCCACAAACTTATAGTTAGAGTTTGTTTTTTGGTTGAGATAAGCTATTGGGATACGACAGTCAAAGTTTTTAGGGTTTCCTTTTTTAACTTGTTCAACATATTTCTCTTCTAACCAATTTGGAAAGAGATATTCAGTCGGGCTTTGCTCGACAATATATTCTTTCTCTTTATCTTTCTCTTTATCTTTCTCTTTATCTATCTCTATCTCTATCTCTGTTGGAACTTTGTTGGAAAGCGGTTGGAATTTTTCCAACTCTGCTTGTTTTTTCTTGTATCTATTCCAGTTTGTTTCTTGCCCCAACAAAGCCTTTGCTTGCGGATAATGAGTATTACCGCCATCATCAACTTGAATGACTCCACATTTCACAAAATATGCTAAAGCCATATTTATCTGTTCTTCTGAAGTTTCAAGACGAAGAGCTAGTTCTTCTGCGTAATTATCAAAAGTTCCTTCGTAATCAATGATGCAATCATTCTCAATAGCTTCTAACATGAGTCTGATGTAAATAACAATCATGTCCGAACCGCCAGGGAAATTTCTTAAAAGCCTTTTAATAAATAAATTTTCAAAAAAATGTTTATCAAATTTCAACCAATAATAGATTTTTGTTTTTGATTTTTGTGCCATTTATCCTCCTAACTTGCAGTCCACTAGTGTGATAAAGTAGTTCAACTTCGCTTTATCTCTTGTTTCTAGTTTGCTTTTGTCAATCTGTTTTAGTAAGTAGTTAACGCATATTTTTTTAATCATCTTCTAGTACCAATCCCTCTAATCGCTTATCATAGCTAGACACAAACCACTCTTTTAATTGATTGTAAAGTTCTATTGCTTGGTCGTATTCCTCAGGCAATACTTCCTTATTTTGACTTTTACCAAAGACATTTAAGACAAGCAAACGAATATGGTTGTGCACGTCATGTGTTGTAATTTTGCTATAACTAATCTCGTTGTCCACACCAAAAACTTTTGGTGTCTGATTGAAGACGTGTTTTTCTGGTTTATAAGCACGTTCACGATTTAATTTCTTGAGTACTTTTGGGTATTTATTGTTGATCGGAATTAACTCATCATCAAAGCCGACATCTTTAAATAGCCCCTGTGGTGTGCGTTTTTCTTTCGCTTGTTTCATGCGCTCGGCTACTAATTCATTCAATTCTTCTTCAGTTAATGTGTAAGTTTTCATACAGTCCTCCTGCGAATTTGAGGCACACAAAAAGCGTACCTATAAATTTGAGTTGCACAAATACAGGTACGCTGTTATAATATAAGCGTATCCTGTATTCTTCTTGAATATGGGTGCGTTTGGCACTGCGTAACTAATCGGATTGGCGTTTGAGTAGTTACGTGGTGTTTTTTTGTTTACCCTTTTAGCTCATTATAGACTTTTTCGAGCCCTTCCATGAGGATATCGGTTTTGCTTTTTCCAGTCTTTTCGGTACAAAAATCAAGCATTTCTACCTCATTTTTTGAAGCTCTGACACCGATATACTTATCCCTTGGATTGCTAGTAGGTCGCCCCATTTTTGCCAAATCTGTCACCTATCGAAAACTCAAGGCAAGATTTAACAATTGCAAGACAATTAAAATCCCTAACAAAATTTCAGTTCTTTTTTCGTGCTTCATTTGCTAGCCTGTAGGAGCTATGTTATAATCGAAGTACACGAAACCACCGAGGGCTTTCGCCCTCTGGTTTCGTTGCTTTTAGAGAAGTTCTCGTATGAATCTGATTATTTCTATGATTATGCCGATAATCACAAATTTATCAGTCAGCGAGAGCTTTTCTTTTTGCTTAGTTTTTCGACTTCGCATAGCTCCGTTTCCTTTCCGTTGGATTTAGTTAATTCCTTAACCATGATTTAATTATAACTTATGTTTAAACAAATGTCAATGGTTTTGTTTAAACATTTTTAAATATTTTTCTTTCTCTCAAAACAGCCCTAAAATCACTTCTGAGACAGTCTGTTATCTAGACATACATTTTACCGTTCTTGTCATCAGAAGCTATCAGGATTGAAATCTCGTAGCTTTTAGAAGCTTTAAATGCTATAATACTACTCGGCACTACTACACCGCCTTAGATTGGAGGTGAGAACCATGTGCGAAATATTCTTCACAACAATCATCGCACCATTATTGGTCGGCATCGTCTTGTTGCTAGTCCAAAAGTGGCTAGACAACGATGATTAGTGTCTTCTAGGAAACTAGAAAAATCCCCTAGTATTTGTGGTACTAGGGGATTTCTTTTTGGCACTAAATGTGCTAAATATTCTTCACTTCCCCTAAAGTATACTACGAAAAAAACGAAATATCAAGAAAAAATACACTTTAACCGTATTAAAACGGAAATTTGTAAAATATATTTTACTCCAACGCACCCATATTCAGTTGTCAAAGGACTATGTATTTCCTACAAAACCTGCTTACCAGGCAAACCATCTAGTTCCTAATTAAAATTGGATTCCATTCATCCATGTTTCAAACCTTTCATATAATTATGAAAATCATCATAAGCTTTCGCACCAACTTCCCAGCCGTGTGTTTCAATTGTCCTTTTTGGTTTTGGTTCTTCTTTTTTTGGTTTTGTAAAAATAAAGTTAAATAATTTTTTCATTTTGTAATTTTCTCCATTCTTCAAATTTTTTAACTTTTGTTGAACGACCGCCAACCTTGTCAATGTATTTGCGATAATTTCTGTCTTTGTACATCTTTCTTAGTAATCGCTGCGTTTGGTCAAATGACTTTCCAATAAATTCGGATAAGTCGTTATCATTAAGCCAAAGCTCTTCGTAAGGTACTTCGATACCGCTTTTAAGTTTTGCTAGCATATTGTTTCCTTTCTGTGATATAATTAAGTAAATTAAGTTTGTTTTGAGTCCGATTCCCGTCGGACTTTTTTAGTGGTATAATCATCTCGAAAGGAGGTGATTATAATGAACGACGTTTTAAAAACTAATCTTATTGCAGATGTCGCTATTTTTTCGGAAAAAAGCAATTGTAAGCTTAATGTGATTACAGCGAGTGGAATATTCACTGGAACTTTATTACCTGAAAATCCTGATAAAGCCAAGTATGCTCATGTCCTTGAATTCTTGGAATATCGTAAAGAAAATAAAGATGACAACGAAAGATTTATGTTGCTTGTTGATGCTACTTTGTCAACATCAAAAGAATCTACTTTGAACCTTCCATTTGTTGTTCTGTTTATTGACCAGATAATCGGCGTATCTTCTGTTCAGTAGTTAGCGTATTACTTAACTTTTCAGAATCTACTGTTACCACAGTAGGTTCTTTTAATTCTGCTAGGATTTCTTTTAGTGTTTGGTTTATTTCTTTTAAAATAGTAATCATGTTCTTTCTCCTTAGTGATATACACTTTGATTTTGTATGAACGCTCCATAGTATGGATTTCGTTCTTGCTGTTCAGCAAATGATGGCAACTCATTTAAAACAAGCTTTCGAACAGCAGCGCAAAAATTAACTATCATGACCGATATCCTCTTCTGAAGGTGTCGGTATTTGTTTGGCAATAATCTCAACGGCAATTTTTATGCCGGTTAAGAAACCTTTTCCATAGTCAGAACCTAAAAATTCTAAGATATTTTCAGTGATTAACTGCTTGATGTCTTCTTCCATTCTTTTCTCCCTTCGTTAGTTTTGTTCCTTTCTTACCCAATCAGTTCAAGTTCAGTCTGTTTGTTCAACAGATTAATTTTTCGTTTAGTATTCGTGCACGGTTCCCACATAGCGATATATTCAAGCGCCTCTTCTTTCTTAGATTTAGACAATTCAGCGTAGCTATTGAGATCAAATTCTGCTTTGAAATCAAGTTCCATTTCTCGGAATACTTCACTTGAAAAACGATGCTTTCTGCCTTCCTCGTCTACTTTAAAGGTTTTATAAGCTTTTGCAGATTTTCCGCCCATACAATCAATGACACGTTTACGACGTTTTTTAGTAATCATATTAATAATTCCAGGATGTAAATAAGATGTATCCATGATTTCTTGAATATCATTCTGCGCTTGCAATAATCCTTTTTCTAAGTTATCAACCTTTTCTAAAGTCACTGTCTGCATTTTTGACATTTCAATCAGTTGTTGAGTTGTTGTTAGTTCATTCATAAGACTTCTCCTTCTAAAATTTCAGTGTTCTTACGCTTCATATCAAGGTCATTAAAGAGCTTTAGACCTCTATCGACCAAGCTATCGAACTCTTGCTTAATAAGCCCGTCACGCTGGATATAGTGCGTTTCATCAGCATAGATAAGTCCGCTCATTTCAAGTAATAGCAAATCGCCTTTTTTGAGTAGTTCAGTGATATTCTTGTATGATGCAATCTTCTTTTGATAGCTATTGAGTTTACCTTCTGACTGTTTAATCGCTTCTGTTAGCTCATCATACTTAGCTGATTTATGATTGACCTCATCACGCTTAGCATAGAATTCTTTAAGTTGACTTTTTAAATACTCCTCGTGCTGCAAGGCATCATCAACCATCTTACTTAGTTCTTTATTCTTGCCAAGCAAAGTCTGATTAAGTTGCTTAGTGCTTTCATAATCATCTGGAATAACTTCTTTGATAACTTCTTTTTCAACGATTTTAGCACTCAAGGCTTGCTCTGCTAAATTCTCTTTTTGTTGCTCTAAACGGGCATTTTCTGATTTTAAGCGGTTGTTTTCTCGCTTGATTTCTTGCAACTCTCTGACAGTTGGGTTATCGCCACTTTCAATCCGTTCAATCTGTTCCTGCTTTTGCTCGTCTGGTAGGGTGGCTATGAGGTAGAGAGCTTCTGTTCCGATATTTCCCAACGTCGGGAAATTTGAAAGTTTGTCAGCTATCGTTATTGCCTTGCTAACGAAATTCTTGTTGTACCCAAGATTTTTGTACCAATCCATAAATTGACCATGTGTCAAATCATTTTCTTTAACATGTTTTAGCATGCAACCTATTTTCCAAATAGACTTTCCAATCTGTTCGTTTTCTTGTCTTAAATCTAGTTCAATCTGAGCTAGATTATCCGATAATGTTAATTCATTCATATTGTCCTTTCTAGCGGTTTGTTAGTTTTATTAACAAATATTTTGTCTATCATGTTAGACGATTGGTTAAAAAAATAAATCCTTAATCTTTACGTCCAAAGCTTTCGCCAATTTCTTCAGAGATGCTGTAGATGTCTCTGAATATGAACCTGTTTCTAAACCAACCACGAGCGAACGACTAACGTTAGCTTTATCAGCTAATTCATTTTGAGTAAATCCTTTTTTCTCTCGTAGTTGTTTTAGATTAAATTGTTGCATTCCCCCACCCCCTTTCTATCTGTTTTTAGTACCTCTAATCTGCTATAATGTGAGCAGAAAGGAGGTGATTATATGGATAAATTAACAAATGATGCCAAGTTTCTTTTAAGTTCAATGTTTGTCAAATACAACGAGAGACGTAAAGATAAAATTTCTAAAGAAAAGTCTCGCAATTTCGAAGATATTCAATTCATCAAAGAAAACATTATGAATGAATGGTCTGAAGAAGATGTACTAGATACTTGTTTTGAACTTAGAAAACATGGCTATATTTCAGCGACGGCTGCAAGCGATACGCTTTATCTGATTTCGTTAACAACCGAAGCTATCGCTGAACTTGAAAAACAAGACCAAGCCAAGACTTTATCTGGCAGGATAGAATATTGGCTTGAGTTTGCTAAGAAAATAAAGGATGCTATCCCTTTTGCTTAGAAGCTTTTTCGGACAACGCTTTATCTTTTAAGTGTTTGAGTCCAAATGGATCTGATTGGATATCTAATATTATTTTTTCCATTTGTTCCATATTTTGTTTCATTTCTTCTCTGTAAGAATTTTGAGCTTTGAATTCAGTCGCAATGGATTCAAGGCTTTTTGCTATGCTTGACAAAATTTCTTCCATCTTCCCCACCCCCTTTCTGTGGTATAATTTAAATAAAAATTGTGAGGTGAAGCGATTGTTGGCGTTAGTAATATCTTTAATATCGATTTTGATTTCGTTTTTTTCATTTATTGTTCCATTATATAAATCTACATTCAGACTCGGAGTTTCAAATCAGAAAGCGGAATTCAATCTTGAAGAATTGGAAATGATTGTTAAAATCACATTTATTAATGAATCTTCCAGCCCAATTACAATTGAAGGGTTAACTATCACTGAGAAAAAACTTCAATTCGAAGCATCAAATTATGGAGAATTATTAAAAAGTCACGAGGTAAAGTCATCAAATTTCAAATATGGCTATGTACCTTTTATCATTCCCCCATATTCGACTTACGCTAATAATTTTGTGTTTAGATTCCCTAATACTGTAAAGTCAAATTATTTTTTAGAGGTGCAAACTTCTAAAAAGTTCTATGTTTTTCCATTCAATCCCTCACCACACGTAACAACTAACTGTTACAGAGAAATCAATGGGCGAGTTAGAGAAGAAAATACATTTTGGAAACAAGATAATTTCAGAAATCAAATAAATAAAATTTATAAATTAATTGATTATTTAAAAATTAAATAGCTTTATTATTGTTTCGTCTATTGATGCCCAAGCTGTGTATTTATAAGGCTTGAATTTCTCTTCTTCAAATTGTTTAAATACCTCATCAAAGTTATGAGCTTCAAATAAAAACAAATCAAATCTTTCTTGTTTACTAAAAACTATAATATTCATAGGTTTTGTATAGCTAATTTTAGGTTTAGGTATAAACCATTTATCACCACGAAAAATTTTATCAACAACTGTCATATCCTTCCTCCTACTCCCTCATGGGAGTTTTTATTTTGTAATAAGCCAAGCGATCAGCCAAGTGATACCACCTAGCACCAATAGCGCTGGCAATACGCCGCCTTCAAATTCAATACTTGTTTTTTCTTTGCCATTACGACTAGTAAACGTGTGTTCTAAATCGCCTAGCATTAGTTTTTTCCAATTCATTTTGTACCTCCTAAAAATGTTATAATCAACTTATCCTAGTGGAAAGGAGGATAAGTCATGGCGAAAAATGGACCTAAAGGCGGCGGTCGTATCGGAGCCGTCAAAGGTCGCTCTCAGTCTCATAACCCTAAAACTGGACTTTATACCAAGCGTGACACATCTACTGGCAAGTTTATGGACACGAAAACTACTGGTGGAAAGTTCAAAGGTGTTAGGACTGAAAAGTAAGCGTTGGATTATCTTTAAGAACCTGATGCAGACCGATTGAAAAACGACTAACAAGTTCTTCATCTTGTTCTTTGTAGCCAACTTCATGTAGAATAGCATGTGTTAGTTCGTGGACTAGCACTTGCTTTTTCTTTTGCTCTGATAATGACTCACGAATATATATGATTTGTTGTTCGTAATCACAATACCCCCAGAGATTTCTATCATCATCATAAGCTTTGAAATGCTCCTGAATAACAACGTTATAGGTCATGCCACCTACTTTCAATAAATCCATTTACTCTCCTTTCATTCTTGCAGAGATACAGCCAATGTGCTAAACTAAACTTACCCCATTAGGGGTGGGGGAATTTCACCCCCCTATCCGATTACCATGTAATCAGATATTTGATTTTGAGCTTAAACCAAAGAATGTGAATTTCCAACTCGACTTCTTTGTGTTTAGGCTTTTTGTTTAGCCTAGATTTCATTAGCTGTACCTCCTTTCGTTTTGCTTAATTACTTAAGCTTGATTATAGTCTAACATGTTAGACATATGGTTGTCAAGTATGTTGGACAAAAAACTTGAAAAAAATTTTTTTGTACTGTATAATATGTTTAAAATGTTAGACATTATATTGAAAGGAATTCGATATGCATCTAGGAAAATATATAAAAAAGTATCGAGATACCAATAATCTGAGCATGGCTGAATTCGCTAAAGAATCAGGCATCAGCAAAGCTTACGTTTCTATTCTTGAAAAAAACAGAGATCCTCGTAACGGAAAAGAAATCATCCCATCTATTCCGATTATAAAGAAAGTTTCTGACACAATTGGCATCTCTTTTGATGATTTATTAAATTCGCTAGACGAAAATCAGATAGTCGCGTTAAATGAAACGAAAACTGAAAAAAATCTAACTTCCTCTACCCTACAAAAAATCACTTCTACTTCTTCTCAATTAGAACAACCTAGACAAGAAAAAGTCCTTAGCTTCGCTAACGAACAATTAGAAGAACAAAATAATGTTATTTCTATGTTCGATAGAAAAGTTGAGGAGACAGAAAATTATATCACTGACTACGTTGAGGGGTTAGTTGCTGCTGGTCTGGGGGCATACCAAGAAGACAATTTACATATGGAAGTTAAACTACGGGCTGATGATGTCCCCGATAAGTATGATACTATTGCGAAAGTAGCTGGTAATTCAATGGAACCACTTATTCAAGACAACGATTTACTGTTCATCAAGGTATCTAGTCAAGTCGATATGAATGATATAGGGATATTCCAAGTCAATGGAAAAAACTTTGTAAAAAAACTCAAACGTGATTATGACGGCGCTTGGTACTTGCAAAGTTTAAATAAAAGCTATGAGGAAATCTATCTTTCAGAGAACGACAACATCCGCACGATAGGAGAAGTCGTAGATATTTATAGGGAGAGTTAATATGCTGGAAAAAGTTGAACGCTTAATCTCGGAAATTAATAGAATACACCTTGTTTATTCGCAAGATTATTTTGAAACTGGGAAAGTTGAAAAGATTAATCTAAAACATACCTTTTCAAAAGTACCTGTCAAGGCTATCCTAGACTATCGTTTAAATCTACACGAATCCATCAATGATTATTTGATGAAAGCCGATGTCAAAGATATCCCTTACGTCTATCGTGTCAAAACATCAGAAAGCATCTTAGACAAAATTGAGCGTTTTTCCAAAAGACAAGATGGTTATCCTGTGAATTCTATTCTTAATGATATTTTTGGCGCTCGTATCATTTTATCTTCTGAGGATATTTCACAAGTGATGGAGCAACTCGATGAATGGAAAGATAAGTTCGATTTAAAAAACTGGTATTTACGAGATAAAGATAATTACACAGGAATACACGTTTATTTCAAGAATAAGAGCAACCACTACTATCCTTGGGAGTTACAAATTTGGGATGAGAAAGATGTTGATCAGAACATTGAAAGCCATAAATTATTTAAACGTCATTTTGTATAACGTGCCATTTTACCCCAGTCGAAATGTAAATAGGAAAATTAATAACTATGTGTAATATCTGAACCACGTTAAAAGCTGAAATCAAAATCAGGAGAATTAAAAATGGGATTTTTTGCACAGCGTTGTCCTTACTGCCAAAGTACAAAAGTACAATTTATGAACCAAGACCGTAAAGGTTTTAATGGTTGTGTCGGTTGTATCGGATTTTTAATTGCTTGGCCGTTCTTATTGCTAGGTTTGGTTGGGAAAAAGGGTAAAAACAACTGGCATTGCACAAATTGTGGAAGAACGTTTAAGACAAAATAAAAAAGCCCCACGCTCAAATTTTGTCCAAGGAGAGCGTGAGGCAAATTCTAGTATAGTAAAAACCTGCTTTTTGGGAGGGGCTTTTACCATACCTATTTTAACAGAAAATGAGGTAAAAAACAATGTGGATAGAGGAGCTAGCCAACGGGAAATTTAAATATATCGAAAGATATACTGACCCTCTAACAAATAAGTACAAAAAAGTATCTGTGACACTAGATAAAAATTCTAGTCAAGCTCAGCAAAAAGCTGGTTTAATATTGCAGGAAAAGATTGAAGATAGGCTCGCTATCAGAAATCACTCAGAAATGACTTACGGAGAACTTAAAAAGGAATATCTAAAGCAATGGATACCGACCGTCAAAGACTCCACAAAACGTGGTTATTTAGTATCTGACAGTCATATAGCAACCGTGTTACCAGATGATACAATTATCAACAAGTTGACTAAACGTGATATTAGACTAATCATTGATAAACTATTAAAACACAATTCGTATCATGTTACGCATAAATGTAGAAAGAGATTGCATGCTATATTTTCTTATGCGATACAAATGGACTATATGACAAGTAATCCGACGGAGAACGTCTTAGTTCCCAAACCAAAGGATGATTACAAGCCTGAAAAGGTGCTTTATTTAACATCTAACGAGGTTTACGACCTGTGCAATAGAATGATAGACAATGACGAACAAACGCTCGCAGACATCGTTTTATTCATGTTTTTGACGGGTGTACGGTATGGAGAATTAGCTTGTCTGACTTACGACAAAATAGATTTTGAAAATAAAGAAATTCTGATTAATGCAACTTACGATTTTAACACACGAGAAATCACTACGACCAAGACCAAAAAATCAACACGCAAAATATCTGTATCAGATAATATTTTAGATATCGTCAATAGACAGAAAAAGACAAGTTCATTCGTCTTTCCAAATTCGAACGGTGTACCGATTTTAAACGCGTACATCAATAAGCGATTGAAAATTTATGGAGATTATCACACGCACTTATTTAGACACTCGCATATATCATTTTTAGCAGAAAAAGGGATACCGCTAAATGCGATAATGGATAGAGTTGGTCACAGCGATCCAAAAACAACATTATCTATTTACAGTCACACAACTGTAAATATGAAAGAAATTATAAATAAACAAACTGCCCCTTTTGTGCCCCTTTTAAAATCGGAATAAAACAAAAAGCCTTTAATACAAAGGCTTTTGACGTTATTTACATGTCCCCTGCCGGAATCGAACCAGCAATTACTCCTTAGGAGGGAGTTGTTATATCCATTGAACTAAGGGGACCTAGTAAAAAAACTGCCCACAGGCAGATTTTTTACGTCTTGGTTGTCCAGTTTTAAAACATAGTTACTATCCTCAAACAACCAAGCATTTTTAAAATCTGATCATCAAAATTAACGACGGATTTCTTTAATACGTGCAGCTTTACCTTGCAATGCGCGTAAGTAGTAAAGTTTAGCACGACGTACTTTACCATAACGAACAACTTCGATTTTATCAACACGAGGAGTGTGAATTGGGAATGTACGCTCTACACCGATACCACCAGAAATTTTACGTACTGTGTACATTTCTGAGATTCCTTGACCTTTACGTGAGATAACAACACCTTCAAAGATCTGAATACGTTCGCGAGTACCTTCAACAACTTTAGCGTGAACACGTACAGTATCACCAGCACGGAACTCAGGGATATCAGAACGAAGTTGACCTTCTGTCAAACTTTGAATTAATGGATTCATTTTTATTCTCCTTCTCTTACTAATCTTAAGTACTTGTCTCAGCGGATTAGCCGTTTTTTGTGCGTCCAT